TCAGGTCGCTGACCCGTCCCGTTGCGTGTCTGGTGCGCATTCGGCGAGCGCCGCGTCGAAGGCCTGCGCGGCCCCGTGCTGAAGGTCCGGCATAACGTGGCTGTAGGTGTCAAGCGTCACCCTGATCTGCGAGTGGCCGAGACGGTCGGCCACGACCTTGGGGTGGACCCCCTGGCGCAGGAGCACCGTGGCGTGCAGGTGCCTGAGATCGTGGAAGCGCAGGTGGCCGGCGCCCGCCCGTGCGATCAGGCGTTCAAAGCCATGGGCGAACGTCCGGGGGTCCCAGGGGCGGCCGTCCGCGAGGCAGACGACCAAGTCGTGGCCCCGGTAGGCGGGACCGAGCTGTCTGCGGTGGCCGTCCTGCTCCTGGCGATGGACACGCAGCGCGGTGACGGTCGACGCCGGCAGGGCCACCCGCCGACGGGCCCGTGACGTCTTCGGCTGGGCGAACGCCCAGCGGCTTCCCACCGCAATGAGCGTCTGGCGGATCTCCGCCGTGCAGCGGCCAAGGTCCACGTCCGACCAGCGCAGGCCGAGTATCTCCCCTCGCCGGAGGCCGGTGCTGACCGCCAGGAAAACGGGGACGTATAGGCGAGTCCCACGAGCGGCATCGAGAAGGCGGACGGCGACACCGGTATCCAGTACGGGGAACTCGCGCCGCTGGAGGCTCGGGGGCTGCACTGCCTCGGCCGCGTTGCGGGTCACGAGCTGGAGCCTCGCCGCGTGGCGCAGCGCCCGGAACAGGATGGCGTGGGAGTACTGGACCGTGCGGTGGCTCAAGCCCTCGCCGCGGCCGTCCGCCCGCCCTGACGCGAGCTGCTGCTGGAGCCAGTGCTGGACGTGAAGCGGGGTCAGCGCGGTCAAGGGCAGATGGCCCAGGGCCGGAATGATGTGGGAGCGTACGATGCCGGCGTAGCTCAGCCAAGTGGTGCGGCTGACCGTCGAGGCCTTGTGGGCCAACCAGTCCTCGAGATACTGCGCCAGCGTCAAACGGGTGGGCTCGGCGTACTGCTGCGTGTTGAGCTGGTGCAGCAGCTCGCCCAGGCATCGCTCCGCGTCTCTCTTCGTGCCCTTCACCGAGTGCCACTTCTGGCGGCGCTTCCCCGTGGCGGGGTCGGGCGGCAGGTCGACGACCACCGCCCAGGAGCGCTCGCCGCGCTGGCGGATGTGACCTCTCATCGTGGATGCCCCCTATGAACCTGCCTCTCAGCTGGGTTGAGGGCTAGAAGACGCCGGACCTGTAACTGAAGGCTTGCGCGGGGCCATCAGCACAGGATTGGTGGACACGGCAATAGCCCGGTGCATCTGCGGGTATGGTCTTCACATTCCAAGCGCCTCAGGCACACACCACTGACGCTTAAGCTCTTCAAGGAGATCGTGTGGAAATGCGGCCGGCCATCGACTTTCAGTCTTCATCGGGGCACGATCAAGAAGGGCGAAGACCAGGATGGACTCCGGCTGCAAAATCATCGGGCTCCAAGCGAGCTGAAGAGTTGATTCGCTGGAAAAAACGCGCTCTAGGGCCTCTCTATTGCTATCAACAAATGCATTCAATTCGGACTCCACTTCGTTCCCATATGTATCTAACACCAGCGGCATCAATGCACACAGAAAATCCATCGAGAGCTCGCGATCATAGTCGGAGGCGGCTAGCTGGACGAAGTGTTCCTCAAGTAGATTTAAGATTCTTAGCGGTTCGCTCTCGGGCAACTCCGCCACCCTCTTCCTGACCTCGTCGAACTGCGCGTCTGCTACCTCCAACAGAGCGCTAAGGGTATTGAGGCGTCGCCGAACGTTGAGGGGTATCTTGTCACTACCTTTGTAAGCGAGTACGTGTGAGATCTCGGCCCAAGCATTCTCTCCAATTGATCTTAGCTGGATCTCGCAGGGGAGTATACGTTCGCCCTCCGACACCATTATATCATAATGGATGCCTGAATAGCCTAGGCTCCAAGGACTCAGCTCTGCTCGCTTGTCGTCTTCTCTCGTTACCTCAAAGGTGGTTCTAATCAATTCCCTGACAGCATCCGTATCCGATACGAAGTACGTCACAAGACGAACTCCGGCCTTGTCCGTCAATTCATCGTATGTGATTTGTTTTCGGATTAGCTTGCGAAGCATCGATGCTGTTTCTTTGACCCTGTGAGACACAGTAGCCAAGATGCACCTTGCTCTCAGGGCTTCTCGAATAGTCGTTTCGGTCTTCTCGGCCACATCTGCGTAAAGTCGCCGCTCCTCCTCCCATCTTGCTTTAGCTGCCGCCAATTCCGCTGCCATGCTCATCTGCGACCAACCCTTTTCAGCTCATCCTCGACTATGGCTCGGACTGTGCGCCCGCAGAGTTTTTGGACACGGAAAGTATCACGGAAGGCGCTCTCCGAGCCGACAATCGATATACCCTGTCTGAACGCGTAGTGTAACTGGCGAGCTCGGGAGCGAGCTGTCTCCAGGTCCTTGTCAAATGTCCCTTCAGGTACTCCTGCCCGCAATAGATGCTCAATATAGGAGTCCCGAAGCTGCTCAGGGATGCACGAACGGGCAAACTCCCGCGGGTTGATTGTTGTCGATTCGCGGCTGAGTTCGGATACCAGGTGTACATAGACAGAAGACCTGTCCGTCCCGTCTTCAATTTCCTTGTTGATGAACGTTCTGGTCGCCTCGTCAAATTGTTTGGTAGCAACGTCAGGTGAGACAACCAGCTTGGCCCCAAGGAAGGTTTGCAGGTAGAAACGAGCGATATCTCCGCTGGCCATTTGATGGTCCGAGACGAGGCCCTCAGGATCGCCGTTGTGCAATCTGAATAACCCGACCTTGAACACCCTGCCTTTTCCCGTTAGGAGGAGATCGTCCTCGATCCGCATCTCAAAGGTTCTTTGGCCGTTGACCTCAGCCGGGCGGTAACTGATTCCGGCTTCTGGCTCCAGCTTCATCAGAGCCAAGACTGGCAGACCATCAATCGAGCAACCGGCGATTGCGAGGATTCCTGCCGGGTTTACGCGGTTTTGACACCTATAGAGGTAGCGAGCACAACTCTGGGAAGTCGCAACGAGATCACAGGCTGTGGGATCGTTGAGGTAGGAGCGCACGCATTCCGGTATAGGAGACTCGGTGTGCTCAGCCGCAAGAAACATGACTTCCCTGGACATGATGCTCGAGAGGCTTGTCTTCAGGCGGCTGAGGAAGTACTCGCGGGTCCTCGGATCCAGCTTAGTCTCAGTCTCTGAGAGTGTACAGCGGTCCGCATCCCCAGACTCGTTCGGTTCGCAGCGGGGTACTATATGTATCACAACCCTGTTGACCTCTAGGGTGCGGAGATCTTTACGGAAGCTCATTCTTTCACCACCCCAAAGTGAATGCAGGTCCACGCTGAAACCTTTCAGCCCGCCGGGACTTTTCTATTGGTCGTTACTCATTAGCCCACCGCCCTCCACTCCACAGACAATCACCGGCTTGCCCCAGTTTCGCTGCTATCTGCGCTAGCGCTGGCGCTCCTCACGCCTCCGCTGCCCCGACCGCCCCGCTCCTCCGCAGCAGGGCCACGCGCTGCGGCAACTGCAGCACGGCCCTCACGAACGCCGGGGTCACGCCGAACTCTTCCGCCAGGTCCTCCACGCCGGCACCTCGGCGGAGCTCGTCGACGACCTCGAGCTCCGGCATGAGGGCTTGTCCCGCCCACGCCAGCGCCCGTTTCTCGGCGCGCCCGAGCAGCACACGCCCCAGGTACGTCTTGTATGGCATCGCCACGTGCTCGCCGGCCGAGGTGAAGTGGTGCCCCAGCTCCTCGGCCAGGACGCAGCGCAGTAGGCGCTCGTTGGCCGCGAGGGTGGTGTTCAGGCCGATGGCGGGGGGTAGAAGTGGTTCAGCGAAGTAGTAGCCGAGCAGGGCCTCGGCGAAGGGATGGAATTCTACGACGATTCCCGCCTGGTCGGCCAGGTTGAACAGCCGTTCCGTCGGGACGATCTACCGTCACCCTCTGACGCTTGCCGTCCTGGCGCCTATTTCTCGTCCTGCCCCTTGTCCTTCTTCGGGCCGTACTTGCGCCGGATGAACTCCTTGAAGTCCTCGATAGACTTGAGTGCCTCGGGAGGAAGCTCTTTGTCGTAGCCGTCGGAGCGGGAGGTGGCGGCGGTCTGGACGGGGCCGCGGACCTCGGTGCGGCCGAGGAGGTAGTCGACGGTTACCCCGAAGAAGGCGGCTATCTTCGTCAGTGTCTCCTGGTTGGGCTCCTTGTTGCGCTCGTACCCGGCCACCGTAGGCCTGCTTACCCCCAGATAAGCCGCCAGCTCTGCCTGAGTCGTGTCGCGGGCGGCCCGCAACTCCTTAAGGCGTCTGGCGAATGACTTCAAGGGCCTTCCCTCCCATCCACCATGATACCACAGGCCGTTGCCACCTGCAACGTATGTCGGCGAGCGAAACTTTTTCTTCCCCGCCCCCTTCCCACCCCCTTGACAGGTTGCCAAACGCAACCCTATAATAATGTTGCAAAGGTCAACACAGGATCCAGAGGGAGGGGCTACGGTGCCGAGTAGGCTCAAGCAACTCCGAATGGCAAAGGAACTCACGCAGGATGAGGCGGCCCGTGCCGTCGGGATCTCGAGGCCGTTCTTTACGCAGCTCGAGAGGGGCAGCCGTTCACCCTCCTTCGACGTTGCCGTTCGCATCGCCCGGTTCTTCAACGTGCCTGTTGAGCGGGTTTTTTTGCCCATGAGCGTTGCCATTGGGAACGTTGAGGGCCAGGAGCCCGCTGCCCCCGGGGAGGGAGCCGCATGACCATCAAGCAGCTCCCGCGCCTGTTCCTCTCCCTTGAGGAGGCGGCCCGCGCCTACGGCCTGGGTCTGACCCTGGCATACGAGCTGGCCGCCCGGAACCCGGCCAAGCTGCCGTTCCCGGTGTACAACGTCGGCACCCAGCGGCGAGGCAGCTACCGGGTCCCGTTGGGGATCGCTGCCCAGAGGCTGGGCATGAGCAAGACGGCCCTTATCGCATGGCTCAGGGCCAATCCGTCCCACCCCGCAAGGTCAGCGTAACGCCAAGCAAGGGAAGGGGGTGAAGGCATGTCCGAGTCGACGGTTGCGTGTGCCGGATGCGGTGCGCAAATGGACGTCTCCTGGAACTTCTGCGAACAGTGCGGCCGCAAGTTGCGCGACGTGTGCCCACAGTGCTGGAAGCTCGACCACAAGCCCGGTCGGTGTGCGACCGCCACTTGCGGCGAGCCCCAGCCGGCTTAGAACGGCGCTTCGTCCACCGCGTCAAGCAAGTCTCTTAGCTTAGTTGGGGCTCCACAGCTCTCACAGAACTTGAGGCGCGATGGAAGCGTATCGACCGGGCAGTCATCGTTTAGGCAGCGGTTGAGGACAGGGCTTCCGCAATTCCGGCAGTACTGTGCGCCTTCTGACATCTCGGCATTGCCGCATTTGAGGCACTTGGGAACCCGAGGCGAATCGTCATCGGCCAAGACTTCACCTCCTCCGCCCGAAGAGTCGCCCTCACCCCCCAAGGATAGGGGGATTCGACGGGCGGGGGAGGGGTTCCTGGAAAGAGCGTACCACCTGCCCCTTGGGACGACAACGCGCGAGAGGAGGTGAAACCGTGCAACGCAGTCAGGTTCCACCCGAAGCCATCACCGCGGGGGACGTCCTCCGGCGCTACCGCCGCGAAGCGCGCCTGACCCAGGCCGGCGTCGCCGGCACGATCGGCGTGAGCGAGTCGGCCGAGCGCAGCTACGAGCTCGGCGACAACATGCCCGCCGACGTCGCAGACCGCGCGGCCCACGCCCTGGGCGCCCCCGAGATTACATTCGCCCTCTGTGACCAATGCAGCGCCAATTGGCTCTTCGCGTTCCTGCCGGGCGTCGATACTCACCCGGCCGCGCAGGTGCTCAACGTCGCCGAAGAGACGCGGGAGGCGGGCGAGGCCATGGCCCGGCTCGACGTCCGCAATCCGGCGGCGCAGGACGGGCCCGCGCGCCAGGCCGTCGAGCGGACCATCGATCACCTGTTCGACCTGGTCCCGGCGGCGGCGATCGCCATCGCGTCCCTGTGCCGGACCTACGGGCTCGACATGCGGGCCCTGCACCGCCGGCACCGGGCCAAGCTCCAGGCCCGCGGCTACACCAGAACCCGCAGCGAGGAGGCTGACGTGGCGTGAGCGCTCAGGGTACGCCCGAAGTCGCCGTCGCCAAGGACTTGACCGCCGACAGCTCGAGGCGTTCAAGGCGCGCGGCGGCGCGCAGGCGTGGAGCCTCTATGGAACCTGAAGCGACGAGCGACGAGGCGGAGCTCGTGATACGGCTCCTGACATGGGGCGACACAGGCTGAGGAGGTGAACCAGATGCGACGGCTGCTGATGCTCGAGCTCGACTGCGGCCAGTGCCCGGCGCCCACGCCCTGCACCAACGCCGCGGGGGTCCGGCGCTGCGCCGCGCGGGCGGGCGCCCCGGTAGTCGAGCGCGAGGTCGTGGATCTGGACGTGATGGTGGCGGAATTGAAGCCGGCGCCGGGGCTGGCGCCCGCGGGCTGCGGGGGTGTGGCGGCATGAGCCGGGCGCCAATCAACGACGCGACCCTGCGGCAGATCGGCCGCCAGGTGGCGGAGATCAACTACCGTACCGACCCCGCCATCGGCGGCGACCCGAACTACGCGATGTTCTGGCAGCGCGGCACAGCCGAGGCGCAGGCGCTCGTCGACGAGCTCGTCGCGGACCTGGCCGGCGGTGGCCGCGCCGCGAGACTCCTCGCGAAGGCGATCCTCGATGAGTGGCGGGCCGAACAGCGCGACCAGGCCAAGGGCTGCCTGGCTGGCACCATGACCGGCCAGCTGCTCGAGGAGTTGGGCATCGGGTAGACGGAGGGCTGGCGGATGAACCCCGCCAGCCCCCCAGACCGGGACGCATGAACCACCTCCATTGTACCCTGCGGCGCGGTGGAGGTCAAGGAGGGAAATTCATGGATCGACAGCAGGTGATCGACCGGCTGCTGAAGCTGCCCCAGGAGATCGAGGAGACCGAAGTGGCACTGCTCGACGCTCAGGTCGGGGCGCTGGCGGCGAAGGAAGCGGTGACCGACCGGGAAGCCGAGCTCCTCGTGTCTGGTGTCATCGACGGCAAGAACGCGGAGACGCGCTCGGCGCAGGTGCGCGCGGCCACGGATGTGGAGCGCCTCGCGGCGCGCGAGGCCGAGAACGCCGTCTCCAGGTGTCGCATCCGGTTCACGGCGCTGTGCAACGAGTTCAAGGCGTTGATCGCCGCGACTGCCCTCATCCGGGAGGTGGCGTAGGTGGGCGAGCAAACCGCTCTGGCGCTCAGGCTGGACCAGGACAAGGTCAACGTCGTCGTGCCGACCCTGTACACGGAAGACATCTCGCCGTTTCTGCGTCTCGTGGTGCAGGAGTTGCGGGTCAACCCCGACCCGGTCTACGGCGATGTCCACTACATCGAGCGGTATGTGAAAACCGAGGGGGGCGGCGGGAAGCAAGTCGCCGGCTTCATGCTCACGGCGGCCAAGGTATCCCAGTTCGCGGCCGCCGCCAACCTCCAGATCAACTACCGCGAATCGGGGGTCGTCGAGGACACGCCGACGCGCGTCAAGGCCGTGTGCGTCGGTGCCGTCCAGGACGCGACCGGCGATTGGCGCATCCTCCAGGCGACCAAAGCCCTCGACCTCGAGCAACTCGTCAAATCGGTCGGCGAGAAGCAGGCGCAGCAGAAGTGGCTCTTCCGGTACGAGATCGTGGAGACTGGTGCGCGGCTGCGCCTCGTCCGTGCCGCCTTGGGCCTCAAGACGGCATACTCCCACGACGAGATCGCCAAGCCGTTTGCGATCGTGAGGGTGACGCCCCGGCTGGACGCCCCCGAGATGCGCGAGGCCATGCTCAGGCGGGCGGCTGCGTCATCGAGCGAGGTATTCGGGGGCCCGCGGCCGGCTGCCCTGGCCGCGCCGGCGTCCCGGGGGCCGGTGGTCGATCTCGACGCCGGCCAGGTCGACAACGGGCTGCCCGAAAGTCCCGACATCCCGGCCGGCCGGCCGCCCATCGGCGACCCGCCGGGTGGTCCAGGAGCTGCGCCCGAGCCCTCGGCTTCCGGCGGTGCCGGACTCTTCCCGAATGGCTCCCCGGCACCGGCCAACGGGCAAGCGCCCTCCGGCGCCCCGCGCCGCGCCGCCGCGCCCGCCGGCCACTGCTCAAACTGCGGTGTCGCCATCCCCGCAGCCGTCGTCGAATTCTCGACGCGGCGCTTCCACCGCGCCCTGTGCCGGGAGTGCCAGGCGGAGCAGAAGGCAGGCGGCGACTCATGAAACTACTTCACACCGCCGACTTGCACGCATTCCCCCGGCCACTTGCGGGCCTTGACCGGCGCGACGAGTGGCGCCGGTGCGCCAGCTTCATCCGGGAGTACGTCGCGGAGCAGGGGGTCGACCTGGTCGTCGTCGCCGGCGACCTCTTCGACCGGCCGCGCCCCGACCCAGAAGAGTTCCTGGCGGTCTACGACTTCCTGAAGGCCCTCGCCGCCGCCGGCGCCGAGGTGGTGGCCGTGCCCGGCACGCCGTCCCATGACGGTGACGGGCCCGACCGCCTCGGCCCGACAACCCTCCTGGCGTCCATCCTGGGCTGGCCAGCCGCGGGGCGGTACTCGGTCGACCCTGGACTTCTCAGCATCGAGCTGCGGTGCGGCTCCCCCGCGGTCGTCGGCGTCCTGCCGGGCGTGTCGCGGTCGTGGCTTGCCAGCCGCGACGAGTTCAAGGATCTCAGCCCCGTCGCGCTCAATGCGGAACTCGCGGCCCGACTCGGCAACGTCATCGGCGGGCTGGCGGCCAGCGCCGCGTCCGCGCCCGGGCCGCACATCCTCATCGGCCACCTGTCGGTCGACGGCTGCGTGGCCAGCTCGGACGAGTCGATTCGCATGACCGCCGAGCCGGTCCTGGCGCTCGGTGACCTGCCCGACGCCTTCGGGGCGGTATGCCTCGGCCACATCCACGGGCCCCAGATTCTCCAGCAGCGCGGCCCCTGGGTGGGCTACTGCGGCTCGTGGATCCGCAAGGACTTCTCGGAGGAGGACGACGACAGGGGCTTCTGCGTCTTGGGCTTCGACGACCGGACCGGCGGGCTGGAGCGGGTCGAGTTCGTGGACCTGCCCGCTGCCCGGCTCCTGACCGTCGAGGCCGATGTCCGCGGTGCGACCGACCCACAGCAAGACCTCGCGAACCTCGTTGCGTCCTCGATTCCCACGGACGCGGACGACGAGGCGCGCCCCATCCTCCGCGTGCGGTGCCGGGCCACGGAGGACCAGTTGAAGCTGCTTTCCCCGCGCGCTCTCCAGGAGGCGGCCAAGGCCGCCGGTGCGCTGCATTTCGCCGGCCTGATCCCCAACATCGAGCGCGCCACGCGGGCGCGCGCCGAGGGTGTGACCGAAGAGCTCTCGCCCCTCTCGGCCCTCGACTCGTACATCTCCGCCTCCCCCGATCTTCAGCCCGACCGCGAGGCACTCGTGGAGCGCGCGCGACCCCTGGTTGAGGAGGTGAGCCGCGGGTGAGACTCCAGGATTTGAAGCTCCGCAACTTCCTGAGCTACGGCGCGGCGGACGTGCCGCTGCGCGAGATCAATATGGCCGCCCTGGTCGGCGAGAACGGCGCCGGGAAGTCCGCGCTTCTCGACGCCGTCACGTTCGCCGTTTACGGCTGCGGGCGGGCGGCCACCGTCGACGACTTCATCCGCCGGGGCGAGCGCGTGATGGGCGTCGAGCTCGTGTTCGCCCTGGGCGGGGACGAGTACCGTGTAGTGCGCTCGCGCGGGCTGCAAGGCGGCGGGAAGTCGGCCCTCGAGCTCGCGCGGCGCGGCGAGGACGGGGGCTGGGTGCCGCTCACCGCGGAGAGCATCCGGCAGACCGAGGAGCGCATTCGCCAGCTCCTGCGCATGGATTATGAGACCTTCGTGGCGTCGTGCTTCGTGCTCCAGGGGCGGGCGGATGAGTTCACGGCCCGGACACCCGCCGAACGCAAGGCGGTGCTGGCGTCGGTCCTCGGGCTCGACCTCTACGACGACCTTCAGGCCGCCGCCAAGCAGGAGGCGCGCGCCCGTCAGGGCAGAGCCGACGCTGCGGGCCGCGAGCTCGATTCGGTTGAGGCGCAACTCGTGGAGCGCCCCGGGCTCGAGGAGCGCCAGGTGGCGGTGGCCGCCCGGGTGAGCGAGCTCACCGGGCAGATGGCGACGGCGGAGACGGGACTCGGCGAGGCCCAGCGTGCCGCCGCCCTCGTCGAGTCGAAGGCCGCCGGCGTGACCGCGCTTCAGGAGCGCCTGGCGTCCGTGCGCCGGGAGATCGTCTCCCTCGAGGAACAGAAGAACGCCACGCCGGCCCGCCGTGAGCGGTTGGTCAAGATCCTCGACCGGCGCGACGACATCCTGAAGGCGGGCCGGGCCGAGGCGGACGTCAAGGCGTCCCTGGCCGAGCTGGAGCTGAAGGCGGACAGGGACCGCGCGCTCCGCGGCGGGCTGCAAACGGCGAGCGACGCCCTGGCCGGCTGGCAGCGGCAGCACGAGGGGAGGCTTGCTACCCTCCGGGCCCGCGTCGAGAGCGCAAGGCGCCAAGCCAGCCTCCTGGAGGATGTGCAGTGTGATCGCCGCGACTGCCGTTTCCTCGTCGAGGCTTTCGCGGCCGCCGACGGGCTGCTTGCCCTGGGCGAGACCCTGGCCGCCGAGGAGGGGGCCACGTCGTCCCACCTGGCGCAGATCGAGGGCCTCCAAGTGGAACTCGTCGGGGTCGGGTACGACCCCGAGGCTCACCGCCGGCTCCGCGCCCAGGCGGGAGAGCTCGAGCGGTGGACGAGGCTGAGGCCCGAGCTCGACCAGGCCGAGGCGGCCTTGCCGGACCTCGACACCCAGGAAAAGGCACTCGGCGAGACCATCGACCAGCGTCGCGCCGACGCCGGCCGTCTCGAGGCCGAGCTCCGGGAGGCGGAAGCCCACGCGGGGGCAGTCAAGGCCGCCCAGGCTCGCCTCAAGGAAGCTGGCCAGCAGGTGGACAACCTGCGGCGGTGCCTTGCCTCCGAGCAGCGGGCTCTGGGCGAGGTCGAGGGGCGGCTCAGGGTGCTCGACGAGCTGGCCGGCCGGCAGGACGGCCTGCGCCAGGAGGTCGCCCGGGAGACGCGCGAGGTGACTCTCTACGGCCGCTTGGCCGTCGCGTTCGGCAGAAACGGCGTACCGGCCCTCATCATCGAGAACGCCATCCCGCAGATCGAGGTCCTCGCCAACGACCTCCTCGGCCGCATGACGGGCGGCCGGATGTCGGTGCGCCTGGTGACCCAGCGCGAGACCAAGACGGCCGGGGTGGTCGAAACGCTGGACATCATCATCGCCGACGAGCTCGGCGAGCGCCCGTACGCCATGTGGTCGGGCGCCGAGCGTTTCGAGGTCGACATCAGCTTGCGGGTTGCCATCTCGAAGTTCCTCGCCCGCCGCGCCGGCACCCGGCTTGAGGTCTTGGTCATCGACGAGGGCATTGGTGCGCTCGACGGTGCCGGTCGGCTCCGGTTCCTCGACGCCATCCAGACCGTTGCGTCGGACTTCAGCCAGGTCCTGGTGATCACGCACATCGACGAGGTCAAGGACGCCTTCCCCCAGCGCATCGAGGTGACGAAGGGCGCCGACGGCTCCCAGGCGAGGGTGGTGGCGTGACATGGGGGACACGTACACGGTCGAGGAGGCTCCTGCAGCGCTCGTGCGCGAAATCGCCGAGTGGTGCCCGGAGCTCGTGGCCGGGCCGGAGCAGCGCATTCCCGCCTATGTCGCCGGTGGCTTCATCCGCGCGTTTATGGCCGGGGAGCCAAGGACGGACCTCGATCTCTTCTGCGAGTCCAAGACTGACGCGCGGGTCACGTGGGATCGTTTGGGGGCGGCCGGTTACAGGCGCGTCTTCTCCTCGCCGCTCGCCGAAACCCTCGCGCCTCCCGGGCTCCATCCCGGGCGGGTCGTCCAGGTGGTGCTGCACACGTGCGCCCCGCCGGCGGCCATGCTCTCGACGTTCGACTTCACTGTGTGCTGCGCGGCCCTGACGTTCGACTGGCCGGCAGGTCAGGCCCGGCTTCTCCTTCACCCGGAGTTCTACCGTCACCTCGCCGGGCGCTTGCTTGTTTACCAGCCCGGGGCGCCGCGGCCCATCAGTTCAGTCAAGCGCGTCTGCAAGTACGTCCGCCGCGGGTACCGGATACCCGAGGAGTCGCTCCTCGCGCTCCTGCAGGCGGTATCGACAATGGTGAAGTGGGACGACCCCTCGAGCGTCAGGGCGATGGGCGCGCTCTACTGCGCCGAGACGGAGGCGGTGCCGGATCTGCCGGCGGCGCCGGCAACGTCCTCTGGCGGCACAACGGCGGGCTGATCGAAGCGACAGACCAGCATGATTGGACATCACAAGCGGGGGTGACGTGAAGTGTTCAAGATCGAGTTCGAGACTGGCGACGAGGACTTCGAGGACCGCATCGTAGAACGCGCCGCCGGGCGGCTGGTTGAGCAGTTCTCCGAGGACGCCCAGGACAAGCTCCGCCACATGGTCGAGGAGAAGGCGGCGGTCGTCGTCGAGGAGGCCATCCGCAAGGTCGCCAGCGAGCAGTGGGTCGAGACAAACCGCTACGGCGAACCGACCGGCGCCAAGACCAGCCTGGCCGACCTGGTCCGCCAGCAGCTCACCAAGGAAACGTCGGCTAGGTACGGGGCGGAGTCTAAGACCTTCGTTCAGACGACCATCGACAACGTGGTCGCGGGGGTCCTGAGGCAGGAGTTCAGGCCGATCATCGACGAGGCGTGCGCCCAACTTCGCAAGCAGCTGGGCGAGGCTTTCGCGGGCAGCGTGAAGGATGCCATTGCGCAGATCATGGGCGTGCGTCTGACCTGACCGGCCCCCGCCCGCTACCTTGATGGAAAGGGGGTGACATGCGTGGTGGACTTCGGCGCGCTCAGCCTGTTCGCAATCCTGCGGCTCCTCAAGGACGACCCGTCTATCGACGGCCTCAAGGCGGGGACGTTGCTCAAAGTCACCGACTGGGAAGCCGCCAGTCAGGAACTCTACGTCGAAACGCGCGACGGGCAAGTGTTCATCTTCTGCGGCGACGACCCCGACGATGCGGCCCTGCTCGAAGGGACGGACTTGACGGACTTCCCGCCCGAGGACGAGGTGCCGCCGGCGCCGCCGGTGGTCGAGGGTGCGGCGGCGGAGGCAAAGTAACGCCCGGCATTGGCGGGCGGGGCGGCCGTGCCCTCACGCGGCGTCCAGCGCGTAGCCTGAGCAGGGCCCCGCCCGCCACAAGGACCGAAAGGAGCTGACCCAGTGAACAGGCCGCTGCTCATCATTGATCGCTTCGAGGGCGACCAGGCCGTCCTGGAGTGCACGTGGGCCGACGGCACGACGTCGACCGAGAACTGGCCCCGCGGACTCCTGCCGGGGACAGCCAAGGAGGGGGACGTGCTGACGATCAGCGTCTGCGTGGACGAGGAAGCCACAGCGGTACGCCGGCGCGCGGCTCAGGAGGCCACCGACCGGCTGATGGAGCGGCGCCGGTAAGGCGACCGCGGGCCCGCCCCGAGAAGGGGGCGGGGCGGGCCTCTGCGACCGGAGTGCATGACCCCTTGCCCTGGCCTCGCCGCCCGGCGAGGGTAGGGGAGGGGGTCAAGGGACCAGACGAAGGGGGTCATGACGGTGGGACGGACGGGCATCCCCTACCTGGACTGGATGTGCTCCTGCGTGCACGGCTGCACGCCGGAGTCGGAGGGCTGCGCGAACTGCTTCGCCCGGCGCACGGCGGAGACGCGGCTTCGTGGACGGGGCGGGTATCCGGTGGATGAGCCGTTCCGGGTCACCCTGAACCCCGCCGCGTTGGACGAGCTCTATGGAATGCGCAAGGCCCGCAGGGTCGGCATCGCGTTCATGGGCGACCTATTCCACCCCGATGTCCCGGACTCGTTCATCCAGGAAGCCTTCGACGCCGCCTACGAGTACATCCGGCGGACCGGCGGCACCGTCCTCTTCCTGACGAAGCGCGCGAGGCGGATGCGCGACCTGTTCGTCGCCTTCTGCTCTGCCGCCGGCGGAATTCCGGAGGCGTCGGAGCGGCTGTGGCTGGGGGTCAGCGCCGAAAACCAGAGGCGGGCGGACGAGCGCATACCCCTCCTCCTTGATATCCGCCGCCTGCTGCCGCGGCCAGGCGAGTTGACGCTGTATGCGTCACTGGAGCCGCTGCTGGGGGACGTCGACCTGGCGCCCTACCTAGCCAAGACGGTCGAGGTCGTCGGCGCCGATGGCGAGGTCCACTACCGCCGCCCCGAGGGCGACCCGCTTCTGCAGGAGGCGCGGCGGACGCCGGGGGTCACGCTCCGAGAAGCGCCACGGCTTGACTGGGTAGTCGCCGGCGGCGAGACAGGGCCAGGTGCCCGGCCCGTCGAGGCCTCCTGGGTGATTGACGTGCAGAACCAGGCTGCGCGGCACGGGGTGCCGTTCTTCTTCAAGGGGTGGGGACCAACCGTCCCGGGCCGGGCGCTCTTCGGTCGCACGTGGGACGAGCTCCCGGTCATCGCCCCGACACCGACCCCGCCGGGCGCACACATCGAATTGGCGGTTGAGCCAAAACCATACCGGCCCGAGGAGGGATAGCCGTGCGCTGGACGCCCTGGCGCCAGGTCGCCCTGTGCCTGCTGACGCTTCTGGCCATTGCTTTGCTGACGGCCCTGGGACAAGCGTTGCTGGAGTCGGTCGGCGCGCCCGGGCCGCAGTCGCCCGCCGCGCCGGCGCGGCTGGAGTGCGCGGCCGCCAGCCGGGCCCCCGCGGGGGCGGAGGCCTCCACGCCGCCGGCCGCGGCGCGCCGCGTGACCCTCACCGCTCGGGGGGCCCGCGAGCTCGACCCGGCCACGTGGGACCTCGGCCGCCCCGTGGCGGTGCCGGAGGCGGCCCTCCGGGCGTACCTCGCCGGCACGCCCCTGGAGGACCTGGCGCCGGCGTTCCTGGAGGCCCAGGCCGAGCACGGGGTGGATGCGATCGCGCTCACGGCGGTCGCGGTCCTGGAGTCGGGCTGGGGCCGGTGGCCGCTCGGTCCCGGCGGGAACAACGTCACGGGCTACGGCGCGGCGGACAGCGACCCCGTCCGTCTGGCGCGCGGGTTCGACTCCCGCGAGGCGTGCATCGACACGACCGCCGCCCTTCTTGGTGGCGACTACCTTGCGGCAGACGGACGGTGGTTCACCGGCGTCACGGTGGCGGCGGTCGGCCGGCACTACGCCACCGACCCTGCATGGGGTTCCAAGGTTGCCGCCATCATGCGGGAGATCCTGGCCACGTGGGTCGAGCTCGAGCTGCAGAATGACCGCGGCGCGGCCGCGGCGTGAGGGGGTAGTGGACGTCGATACGACGGTGGACGTGAAAACGAGGATTGCGGAGGTCAATGTTGCGGAGAGGGCCATCCTGGCGAAGGTCGGCGTCATTGTCAGGGAGCTGCGGCTGTGCCCGTTCTGCGGGTGGGGCGTGCTCGTCGTGGCCGAGTCTGGCGGCCGGGTGCGGGTCTACCTGAGCCGACCGCCCGAGGCGGCGGAAGATGAGGCGCGGCGTGACTGCGTCTGGCTGCCGCGCGACGCGGATGCCACTGCAGAGGGCGTGGCCGCTGCGATCAACCAGTGGGCGCGGGAGCAGCGCGCGGCGGCCTGGGCGGCGGCGGCCGAAGCCGCGACGGGCGGCGGCCCGTGCGCGGCAGTGGGCGACCTCGGCGCCCAGCCCGGGGGCCCGTGCGGCGGTGACGATGATGAGCGCCTGTGACCAGGGCGGCGATGGGCGGAGGGAACCGGGGAACGTGGCCGACATGGACGAGCCCGCCGAGACGGCCGCGGCGCGGCTGATCCTCGCGGGGTTCTGGGGCTGGTTCGAGCGCGTCGTGACGGGCCGGCACGCCGACTGGGTCGCCTGGGCGCTGATTGCGGGCGCAATCGCGTACTGGGCGGCGAACATCGCCTGGTCGTTACTGGAGCGGCGGTAGCAGGGGGGGCGGAGCCTATCCATGCCGACGCCTAAGGGAGAACTGAACGACTTCACGCGGCTGTGGAACCCTCTTCGCGAAGCTCTGCGGCGCGCCGAGCTATCCGGCCGGCGGCGCAGGGTGGTGGACGCCATCATCGACGCGAGCTTCGGCTGGAACAGGACGGAGACGGGGCCGCTCTCCTATTCCGACCTCGAGGCCGCAACGGGCATCCCGCGGCGCAAGGTGGGCGAGCACGTCACGACCCTGGTGGCGATGGGAGTGGTCAGGCGCGTCCAAGACCCAGGGGCGGCGCGCCAGAAGAGCTCGTACCGGCTCGTCAAGGACTTCCGGTTGTGGTTGCCCAGCGTCCTCGACCTGTCGCGGATGAGCCCCACCGCGATGCGCCTGGTCGCGGAGGAGTGCGGTGACGCCACCCCGACGGAGGCTGACAGTCCCCCCAATCGGCACAGTGCCGCTGAGGGGGACTGTGCCGCCCAGGGGGACTGTACGGTGCCGCCTGCGGGGACTGTACGGTGCCGCCCAGGGGCACAGTCCGGCCCCGCAAATTCAGGCGTGACGCAGGCGCGCGGGGGGCCTAAAGACAGGATCAAAGACAGCTCTAAAGACAGGGAGATCTCTCCCCCAGATCCCCCCCGGCCTTCCCTCGAGGAGCTCAGGGCCCGGTACACCCCGGAGCAGCTCACTGCCATCCACGACTACTGGGACGTCCAGCGGCTGAACCGGAAGAGCGGGCATGTGGCTCCGGGAGTGGTGCTCAACGAGATGCAGTATTGGGCGCGGTATCCGCCCGACCTGGTGGCCAGAGCGCTCGCGGTCCACCTGGCCGGCCACGAGGAGAAGTCCGAGCGCTACACCCGCGGCATCCTACGCGGGCTGAAGCGCGAGGAGGAGGCGAGGGAGCGTGCACGTGGGCGGGGCGGAGGCGTTGGGGCCCATCCTGGAGCGGGTGATGCAGGGCTTCGTCCGGCGCAAGGAGGAGGCGCTGATGCGCCTCGAGGCCGAGATTACCACTCGGGGCGGCTTGCACGCCGCGGCCAGGGCGCTCTACCCGCACCTGGTGGCGGGAGCGGAGCCGGGGTACCAGCTCGACCCGGCCCGGGTCCTGAGCTACGAGGGGGCGGAGCGGCAGCTGCGGGAGCACTGCCAGAACTGCCAGGGGGACGTGCCGGACCACTGGGCGTGCGAGTACCCGCGGCTCACGACGTCGGGGGCGGTACTGCGCAAGCCGTGTCCCACCAGGCGGGCCTTCAGGAACCGCGAGAGGTACAGCCGCCTCCTGGGGGCGGCCAGACTGCCGGCGCGCTTCGCCCGCCGGACCCTCGATGACTTCGAGGAGCGCGACGAGGACTCCCGCGGGGCGCTCGCTGCGGCTCGGCACCTGGTGGAGAGGTGGGGCGAGCCCGGGCTCAAGGGCCTTCTCGTCCTGGGGTCCAACGGGACCGGCAAGACGCACCTCGCCGCGGGCATCATGCAGGCGCTGATGGCGCGGGGGGTCGCCACCAGGTTCTACACCGGCATTGAGCTCACCGACGAGTTCATCGCCGCGGCGCGCCGGTGGCAGCTCCGGGAGCTCTCCGACGCGCTGGCGACCGTGCCGCTTCTGGTCCTCGACGACCTCGGCAAGGAGTTCTTCAGGACGGTCGACGCCGAGGAGCGCGAGGCCTCGGCCTTCGCCCTGAGCCGGCTATTCGAGGTCATCAACGGGCGGTACGAGGAGGAGCGCGTGACGGTCGTCACCAGCAACCTCAGCGAGGATGAGATCGCGCGGCGCTACGGGCGGGCGGTCTTCTCCAGGATGGCCGAGACAATGAGGCTGGTGCCGCTCGCCGGCGAGGACCGGCGCTGGCGGGGCAGCGGGGAGGTGTAGGCGGTGAGGCGGGGTCCGTATAGGCGGCTCCACTTCCACCAGCGGGCCAGCCGCGACGTGCGCCGCGACGTCGCCGCCGGCTTGAACACGCTCCTACACCTGGGCGCCACCGTGGGCGCGGACGGCGGGATCCACGTTCTCCTGCGCGGCGGCCGAGAGGCGGTATGCTCGGCGTGCGCAAGGGGCGGCTGGGAAGTGGAGCTGCGACAGAGGTTGTAGGGCTCGGAGCCGAGCCAAATTGAACGGAGGTGCGAGTCATGGGGTCCAGAACCGCGTCGTTCGTGGCGGTGGTCCGCCAGATCACGATGGCGAACAAGCGGGAGGGACAGGTGTTCAGAATCCTGCTCGACTATGCCAGCGTGAAGGGTGAGACCCTGGAGACCCTGACCAAGTTCGGCGACGACGAGCAGGTGCGCGTCGTGATCCAGCCCACGCAGGTGAGCATGGACGAGCTGCCACGGGTCGAGAAAGAGCGCCTCGGCCTGTTCGCGCAGGACGGCGCCGGGCCGGAGCATCCGGCCGCCGCTGCCCAGGTGGCCGGCGGGGAGGAGCGGGGGGACGGGGACACCGCCCCGGTTGACGCCAGCGGCCCGCCGCGGGACCTCGCGGAGGCCGACGGAGGGGGCGGCTCGTCGGGCGCAGCAGCCGATGACGCCGCGGCGAGTGCAGCTGAGGGCCCGGAAGGGCGCGCCAGCGCCGGCTCTGGCCCCGCTGAGGTCGGCGGCTTCATGGAGGACCACCGCCCGGAGATCGAGGACCTCCTGGGGGCCGGCACGCCGGACTCAACGATGAGCATGCCCCTCACGCACTTCGCCGCCGAGCTGGCGGTACTCGGATGCCGTGCCTCCTACGATGACGTGCGGGTCGCCATCGGTCGTACGGGCTACCTTGCCCTCGAGCGGTCAGGCCGCGGGTACCGGGTGAGGTTGACCGCGATCGAGGACCTGCAGGCAGCAGGCGACGATGGCGACGGTCCGGTCGTCAGCGCCGTGCCGCCTGCCCCGGTGGAGCTGGCGGCCGCGCCCGCGGGGGGTGCGGCGGAATGACGGACCACGGCCGCCGCGGAGGCCTCCTAGACACCCTTGGCGCGACGCCGTTGAGCAGCCCCGTCGACGCCGGCGGGAAGGTGCTGGGCATCCCTCTCAACAGCATCCTGGTCGGTCGGAACGTCCGGCGCAACTTCGACGCGGCAGCCATGCAGCAGCTCACCGATAGCGTCAGACGCGTCGGCGTGCTGCAGCCCATCCTCGTTCGCCCCGCTGGCGACGGTTCTCCCGTGCTCTACATCCTCGTCTGTGGCGAGCGCCGGCTGAGGGCCGCCGAGGCGGCCGGTCTGGCCGCGATACCAGCCGTGGTGCGTGATCTCGACGACTCTGCGGCGCGGGAAGCGATGCTCATGGAGAACCTCCAGCGCCGCGATCTGGACCCCGTGGAGGAGGCCGCTGGGTTCCAGGAGCTCCTCCAGGAACACGGCTACAAGCAGCAGGAGCTGGCCGAGCGCCTGGGTGTGTCCCAGCCGCACATCGCCAACCGCCTGCGGCTGCTGAAGTTGCCCGAGGAAGTCCGGGAGCATATTTCGCGTGAAATACTGACGCCCGGGCACGCAATGGCCCTGCTACGCCTCGAGGTGGCACCGGCGATGCTACTCCAGTGTGCGCAGCAGCTGGTTGCGGAGGAAACGCCGGTCGCAAAAGCAGGGGACCAAGTCGACGAGATCGTGCGCCGTACCGCGAAGCCCCTCGATCCTGACCGCTACCCGCACGAGGACAAGCCGGTGTTCGACACCACGACCTGCGGCAACTGCCATGAAAGCATCAGGGTCTCCAAGTGGCAGGGAGCCTCGGACAAGACCCCGTTCTGCCTCAACGGTGAGTGCTGGAGCCGCAAGCAGACAGAGGCGCAACAGACGCAGGCGGCCGCGCTCCGGGAGAAATTCGGCAAGGCCGCCAAGGGCGGCAAGGTGCTCACAAGAGACGCCCTTCCGCAGGACGGGGACTCCTGGAGGCAGCTCAAGCACGAGAAGGACATCGACTCGGCCGCGTGCGAGGGCTGCAAGGACCTCGCCATCGCCCAGCTCTACTCGGCAGAGCCTGAGCCCGTGTGCCTTAACCCCAAGTGCCTCCGCAGGAAAGTCGCGGCGGTCACGCGGGAGAAAAACAAGGTGGCCCGCGAGACGGCCGCGGCCGCGGTCCAGAGCGCTGTCGAGTGGGCGCGGCGGACGGCTGCGGCGGGTATCACCAAGGACGTACTCGTGCCTCTCGCCGGGCTCGTGTTCACGAACGTCAAGGCACAATGGCAGACCGGCGTCCCGGTGCAAAAGGCTGACACCTTCTTGAGGAACCGGGGGTTGGACATCGGGAACGCTCTCTGGTGCGTCGAGAATCAGGGCTGGCCGCAGTTCAAGGCGCAGCTCGAGGCCCTGTCCGAGGAGGCCCTGCTGGCGCTGGTCCTCGAATGGGCCGCGGTCGCGCTCGGCGGCACGTGGCTCATGCGCCTGGCCATGGGGCTGGAGCCACCGAACGCCGCCGCCCCCGACGACTACGTCGGGGCGGAGGATGAGGATTGCGACGGCGACTGTGACAATTGCGACGACGACGAGTGCGACACGCGCCGCGCGGACGGCGGCAAGGAAGCCGACAACGGCGCAGACGCCGCAGCCACGGTCAACGACCCCCTGACAAAGGAGGAAATCTCATGATCCAGCGGCAACCGGAATCCATCGTCAGGTTCAACCTGGCGCCGCCGCCAGGCAAGGACTGGACGCGCGAGAACATCGAGCTCTACCTGCTGCAAGTGATCGCGCAGGGCGTGCGGCACATCGCGGAGCGCGTCGACGCCCTCTCCAGGGCTGCCGACCTCGTCGAGCAGAAGAACGCCGAGCTGCGCATCGTGGAGGGCGCGCTGGAGCTGCAGCACTACCAGGCCGAGATCAAGGCCGTCTTCGCGGCGCACGGCGCGGCCACCATGCGGGCCAGCACGTTCTGCGACGCGCTGTACCGGCTCAAGCTCTTTGTCAGCGCGAGAGAGCTGCAGCGCAGCATCGTCAGGACCGACTTCCTCGCCCTGGAGCCCGCCGGCGGCGGCCACCGGGTACGACTGATCGCGGCGGAGCCGGCCGCGGCGGGGGAGGGCGCGGCGTGAAGGCGACCAGCAAACGACACACAGCGGCGGCAGCCGCGCCCAGGTTGGCCGTCGCGTACCGGTACACGGTCGAGGTCCGCTACCCGTGTGAGGCGACGCGCGTCGAGCGCCACCGCTCGCCCCTGGCGACGGGGCAGGTGGTGCCCCGGCATCCAGTCTGCGAGCACCCGGAGGCCTGCCCACCGGGCGCGGCTACAAAGCACTGGTTCTGGTGGTGCTCGGCGACAGTCGTCAGCGTTGCGGAGGTAGAGGAGGCGACGACCCGGTGAAAGCCATCACGCTGTGGCAGCCGTGGGCCAGCCTCGTGGCCGTCGGCGCGAAGTCGGTTGAGACCCGCTCGTGGTGGACTGCCTATCGCGGCCCGCTGGCCATCCACGCCGGCGCCGCCCTGCGCCTGGAGCACCGGGCGTTGTGCGCGGAGGAGCCGTTCAGGGCTGCCCTGCGGCGCGGCGGGCTGACCGACCCGCGTGCCCTGCCACTGGGCGGGGTGATCGCCGTTTGTGAGCTCGTGGACTGTAGCCTGATTCGCCGCGGACCCGAGGCCTTCTTGGGCAGCAGCGAACGTATGGTCCGCCCGAGCGCCCAGGAGGTCGCGCTCGGAGACTGGACGCCTGGGCGCTATGCCTGGTGCCTGGCCAACGTTCGGGCCCTGCCGCGCCCGATATCGGCCCGCGGCCGCCAAGGCCTGTGGGAGTGGGGGGCGCCGGCGGCAATCGAGGAGATGGTGTCGGGATGATTGGGGCAAGCCGCGACGAGCCGACCGGATCCCTCTTTCCTTTGGCTGAGCCCGCCGCGCGGCGGAGGGCGGGGGACGGCTGCCCGGGCGAGATCGCCTTCACGGTCTTCGGCGTCGCCGTCCCCAAGGCGCGGGCGCGCACTGTGAAACTCCCCAACGGGCAGATCAGCAGCTACACGCCCGCGAAGACTCGCGAGTGGGAGCGCTGGATACGAGCCCAGGCGGTGGTAGTGAAGCCGCCCGAACCCCTGGACGGCCCGCTGACCCTGGAGGCGACCTTCTACCTGCCGCGGCCGAAGTCGGTGCCGCGGAGCCGCCGCTACCCGGAGGTGAAGCCCGACCTCGACAACCTCCTCAAGGCGGTCAAGGACGCCCTCCGGGGGCTCATCTACCTGGACGATTCCCGGATCGTGGAGGTGAGGGCGAGGAAGCTGTATGATGCGGCGCCGCGGGTCGAGGTAAGGGTGACGCCGGCGGCGTAGGGGGAGGCGGCACGGCGGTGGTCCAAAGGCGGTTCCCGGAGACGGTGGCACAGCTCCTGCTGCCTGAGGAAGCCTACGAGCCTGGACTAGGCGGACCCAGGCCGGCCACCAGCGAGGAGGCGGCTGGGCGACCGCCGCGGCCGACCTGGTTGCCGGTGGTCGAGGCCGGGGGAGGCTCCGGCGATCGGCGGCTCCCTCGCCCCGCCCGTGCTGCCGCGGTGCCTGAGGCCAAACCCGGCCCGGCCGCCCAGGTTGAGCCGGTCGCCGGGGCGCTATCGCTCGCGCCGCCCGCACCAGAGGCGGCGGTGGAGCCGGTCCCGCCGGTGCCCCGCGCCGAGGTCGGGGTCGGGGCCGCCGAGACCTCGGTCGCAACCTCGCCACTCGAGCCCTGCCCGCGCCGCCCGGGGCGGAGTTGGCTGGCGCGCCCGGGGAGGCCCCGACGGGTCCCGGCGGGCCACGGGGTGCTCCGCGCGCTGGCGCGGTTGGACCTCGAGCTGCGACGGTGGGGGCGCTGCCGGCAGGAGGGGGATGAACGCAGGGAGGTGAGCCAAGTGCAGCGGCCCGAGTACGACGCCTTCGTGCTGTTCAGATGCAACGTCGAGAAGAGGATGCCGGCGGACTCACCGAGCCATCGGGAGCGCAAGCCATGCATGGGAGCCGAGCCGGAGCAGTGCCCGCACGCCCGCTGGGTGCCAGGGTTGCGCTGGTATGGCTGCAGGCCGAGGAGTGTTCAGGCATTCCGTCGGCAGGAGAGCGCGTAGGTCGGGGGCGCGGACGGGGACGACAACTGAATAGCACGCCCCGCGCGAGAGCCTCCGCGCGGGGCGTATCCGCCCGCTAGAGGATAATGCGGACGGTATGTCAAACTCCTGTAAGTGGCCGGTGTGCCCATCCAGCAAGCAGGCAGGCGGGGGGAACTCTGCGGCAATTCCCAGTGGCTGCGGCGACGCGGATGCCGGGGGATGTCAGGCATCACACAATAGGCACCGCCCTCATCGGAGCAATTAGGCGAGGTCATCGTTAAGATCCAAGAGGGCAAGTCATATGGGTGGACAGGTTCGAGAGAGAAAGGGTGGGGTGAATGTTAAGCTCCGTTCTGGTGGCGGTCATTCCGATCGTGATTGCTATATTCGGAGGCTTCTATCTGCAACAGCGGGCAGAGGCGAGGAGGCAGAGGATCGACCGATATGTGAAGTTCGTGAGAGAGCTTCGGGCCCTGTACGTCAAGTATGCGGGAGACACGCCGAAAAAAGAGGAACTCTTGGCCCAATATGCGGAGTTGTGGGCCTGCAGTTCGGACAGCGTTCTCCGAGCAGCAAAGGAGTTGTTCGATGGGATCCGCAAGGGCGGCGGCGGACACGAAGTTAGGATGCAGGAATTGGTGTTACGGATTCGGAGAGAGGTTCAGTGCCGTACAAAGAGCAAGCGCGAGGACTTCTTGATCTTGGCCCCCTAAGCAGGGCTCCTGAGGCCGACGCAAAGGGGCGAGGGCGACAACTAACGCCTCGATGAAGCCGCGGACCTGATCCTCCGTGACGGGCATGCACAGCCGTTTTGCCTGCGTGGCGAACCACTTTGCGCGAGCAGGATTTGCCGGCCCGACAGCGAAGCACCGCGTAGAGGCTCACGGTGGGCCTCTTTTTCATTGTAGGGGGGTGCGGTGCCCTGAGCGCGCTGACTCGTCAGGTTGACTGGCTACTGCGCAGCCGGCGTTGGCTGCGCCAACTGGGGGACGCGGTCGGAGACGGGTCCCGGAGCATCGTCCTCCTCGGCCCGGGCGGGGGCAAGCCGGACCCAACGATGGCCGCCGGCGTCGCCCGCGAGGCGCTGTCCAGCGTCCTCGACGCCGTGGACCGCGCCCTCGCGCAGTTGCCGGCCGAGACCCGCCAGGTCGTCCGGCTGAGATACGACCTCGAGCTCCCCGTCAAGGAGGTGGCCAGGCGCTCGAACATGGCCCCCCGGACGGTCGCCCGCCGGCGCGACGACGCAAAGGCAATGGTGGCGCGGTTTCTAGGCACTGTCGGGAGACAAAGGTTGGCACGTTTCTGGCACGTTTTTGGCACGTTTGTGGCATAAACGTGGCCGATTGGTGGCTGACATCTGGCGTGTCAAGTGGTACAATGTGCTATAGTAGCCGGGGGCGTCGGGAGAGGTCCTCGGCGAGATGAAGCGAGAGCGTCGAGAGAGCAGCCGATGAGGCTGCTTTTTCATTTGCCCCCGGGGCTGGCCAGGCAGGCAGGCTCATTCTTCGCAGGACGCGGCAAAGGACGGGCAACTGGCATGATCGACATCCAGCTCGTGGACTGCCTCGAGGGCCTCCGGGCCCTGGACGACCAGTCGGTGGACTACGTGTTCGCCGACCCGCCATACGGCATCAACTTGCAGCCGCAGTTCACGGCCTGGGCGCCGGTGCCCAACGACGACCTGACGGCGGAGCGATACGAGGCCTGGATCGGCGAGGTACTCGGCGAGCTTCGGCGGGTGCTCAAGCCCAACACAGCGATGCATCTATGCGCGGGCTGGTCGACGGCCGACGTGGTGATGCGGGCCCTGCGCGGCGCGGCCTTCACGATCAAGGGCTGTGTCGTATGGGCGAAGGATAGCCCGGGCCTTGGCTGGCACCTGCGCCGGCAGCACGAGTTCGTGTTCCTGGCGTTCAAGGGCGCGCCGCCGAAGCCGGCCAGGGCGCCCAGCGACGCGTGGCATATCTCGAGGGTCCCTGGGCGCCGGCTGCTGCATATCTGTCAGAAGCCGGAAGAATTGGTTGAAAGAGCCATGCTCGTCTACACCAAGCCTGGCGACCTCGTGCTCGACCCGTTCTGCGGGTCAGGGACGACGCCGGCGGTGGCGCAGCGCCTGGGGCGGCGCTGCCTGGCGATGGAGGTCGACCCGGAAGTGTATCGGGTGGCAGTGGCGCGGGTAGCGCCCAACCCTGGCAGGCTTGACGTTGACAGCGTCAACCTGACACCCTGACGACCCTGACATCCTGGCGGGAGGTGGCCTCGATGCCGCCCGGCTACAGCTCGCGCTGCAAGGTATGCAACTCGCCTCAGCGTACCAAGGTCGAGGCGTGGGTCAAGGATGAGGGCGTCAGCTACCGCGAGGCTGCCCGCCGCTTGGCCGACCTAGGCGAGATGGTGAGCCACGAAGGCGTGCGTAACCACCTCACCGAGCACTTCGACGTGCGGGCTGAGGCCCGCCTGCAGTACGAGGCCAGCAAGCAGCAGCTCCAGGCGGCCGGCGCCAAGGCGGTCGACGCCATCTGCGCCATCGACGCCGTTATCGCCCGGGCGGCCCGGTTGAACGCCGCCGTCGCCGCCGCCCTGGCCGCCGTCGTGGGCGACAACGAAAAGGAGGCCCGCCGCCGCGCCGGGGATGGCTACGTTCTCCCCCGCGCGGCCGTCGAGCTCTTCACTGGCACGGCCAACGAGATCCGCCAGGGCGCCCTGGCCAAGCAGCGACTCCTGGGCGACGACCCTGAGAGCCGCCAGGCGGATGCGCTGCAGACCTGGGCCGACCTGGTCGCAGCGGCAGCGGCGAAGGATGGGGGCTGTGACGATAGATAACCAAGCAGCACGCCAGGTACTTGACCGCGCCCAGCGCGAGCCGGCCTGGTTCTGGCAGTACGTCCTGGGCGCCGCCCCCTGGGCGAAGCAGGCCGAGATCCTCGAGGCGGTCTGGCGCCACCCCCGGGTGGCGGTGCGGTCCTGCCACGGCGCGGGCAAGTCGTGGAGCGCGGCGCGCGTGGTGCTGACGTTCCTCTGCGCCTGGCCGGACAGCATCGTCGTGACCACGGCGCCGACCGACCGCCAGGTGCGCAAGATCCTGTGGCAGGAGCTGCACAAGGCATACCGGGCGGGCAAGGTGAGGATTGGCGGGGAGCTGCTGCAGACCGAGCTCAGGTTCAGGCCAGGATGGTATGCATTTGGCTTCGCGACCGACGTCCCGGACAACTTCCAGGGCCTGCACGCCAAGCGGCTCCTGGCGGTGGTCGACGAGGCCGCCGGCGTCGAGCCGCCCATCTGGGACGCGGTCGAAGGCATTCTGACGAGCCAGGATGCTCACCTCCTGGCCATCGGCAACCCAACCGACCCGGCAGGACCGTTCGCCAGGCTCTTTAAGGACGCGGACGTCCACAAGGTCCATATCAGCGCGTTCGACACGCCGAACCTGACGGCGTTTGGCATCACCGAGGCGGATGTGGCCGCGGGCACCTGGGAGGCCAAGGTCGCCGGGCCGCTGCCGTACCCCGCCCTGGTGACGCCGGTGTGGGTGGCTGACAAGTACAGGCGGTGGGGGCCGACCTCGCCGATGTACCAGGCCCGCGTCAAGGGCGACTTCCCGGACGTCGGCGAGGACACGGTCATCCCGCTCTCCTGGGTCGAGGCGGCGCAGGCGCGCACGCTGGAGCCGATCAAGCCGGGCGAGCTCGGGGTCGACGTCGCCAGGTTCGGCACCGACAAGACGGTCATCGTCCATCGCTGTGGGCCGGTGGCGCGCATCCTGAGCGTCACGAGCAAGGAAGACACCATGGAGACCACCGGTCGGGTGGTCGCCGCGCTGGGCAAGACGAGCGCGACCGTGGCCAAGGTCGACGTTATCGGCGTGGGCGCCGGGGTCGTCGACCGCCTGGTGGAGCTGGGCAAGCCGGTGGCGGCCATGAACTCGGCCGAGGCGGCGGCCGACCCCGAGCGCTTCATCAACCGGCGCGCCGAGTGGTACTGGGGCCTGCGGGAGATGTTCGAGCGCGGGGAGATCGACCTCGACGGCGACGACGAGCTGGCGGCGCAGCTCTCAAGCCTGAAGTACAAGTTCACGTCGCGTGGCCAGATCCAGATCGAGCCCAAGGAGAGCTTGAAGAAGCGCGGTTTGTCCAGCCCCGACCTCGCCGACGCGCTGATGCTGGCGATGGCTGACGGCGGGCCCCAGCCCTGGGAGTACTACGAAGAGGCCGAGGAGTAGAGAGCGAGGTGAGCGCGACGTGGCAAACCTGGTGCAGAGGATCGCCGGGCGACTCCTGGGGGTCCACCCTGACCTCCTGAGCGGCGCCAGCGTCAGCGCCCTGGTGGAGGCCATTGCCGAGCTGCAGGACGATCAGCGGGGCTGGCGCCTGGTGGGCGACGGCGCGGGCGTGCAGGAGATCGACCCGACGCGCCTGCGCGAGCTGCAGCGTCAGGTGCAAGAGGTGTGGGCGCGTAACCCTCTCGCTGGCCAGGTGCTCGAGCTCAAGCGCAACTTCGTCTTGGGTGCCGGCGTGAGCTTCGCGGCCGAGGACCCCGCCGTCCAGGAGGCGCTCAGGGCGTTCTGGGACGACGACCGCAACAGGATGATCCTCGCCCAGCGCGAGTGGTTCGACTCGCTGCAGCTCTTCGGCGAGCTGTGCATCAGGTTCTTCCCGGAGATCACCGGGGAGGCCCAGGTGCGGCTGATACCGCCCCTGGAGATCGCCCACGTGGTGACCAAGTCCGAGGACCGTGCAGTCCTCACGCATGTTGTTCGGGAGTGGACCGAACGTCAGTTTGATACAGTGTCAATGACTTGGCGCAGCAACGTTGAGCACTCCGGCACCCAAGGCGAGCTCATCAAGGGCAATGAGGTCTTCTGGCTATCGATCAATCACCCGCCGGGGTGGGTGCGAGGGATACCGCCGCTTTACCGCGCCCTGCCCTGGCTGAAGGCGTACGAGGAGTGGCTCAAGGACCGGGCGCGCTGGAACAAGGCCCGCTCGGCTTACGCCTGGCACAAGCAAATCAAGGGGCCGCTCGGGCAGCAACTTGCGAACTTGGCCAAGGCGACGGCCCAGAAGGTCGGCGGCGCGCTCCGCGGGCTGGCGGGCACCCCAGCCGACCTTAAGCCGCCCAAGTCGGGGAGCGTCATCGTCTCGAGCGAGAACGTGGACTGGAAGCTCATCAATGCCCAGGTCGGCGCGGGCGACGCCGGCGAGGACGGCCGCGCGCTCAAGATGATGATCTGCGCGGCCACGAACGTGATGGAACACTACTTCGGCGATGCGTCCGTGGCGAACCTGGCCAGCGCCCAGGCGATGGAGCTGCCGATGCGCCGCGAGTACGAGTATTTGCAGGGCCTGATGGCCTGGGTGCTGCACGCCGTGTTCCGCCGCGTGATCGCTGCCCAAGTCAAGGCGGGGCGGCTTCCCGAGCAGATCGCCGTCGTCAAGCGCCGGTGGCGGGATGGTATCACCGTCGAGGACAAGGTCGAGAAGGCCGCCGTCGACTGCTACATCGACATCAACTTCCCGGCGCTCAAGCAAGAGGAGCGGGCGCAGTTGGTGCAGGCCGCCAACTCCGAGCTACAAATGGGCGTCAAGTCACGGGCGACCGTCGCAAGCGAGCTGGGCGTCGAGGATTGGGACCAGGAGCAGGCGCTGATCGCCAAGGAGCGCGAGGAGCGGCTGGCCTGGGCGCGCGAGGAGATGAGCGTCACGTACCCGCCGTTTAGAGACGACGGGGGCGGCCGGGGTGGCGGCGGGGGCCAGGGCGAGAAGGACAAGCAGGACGACGACAAGGGCGGCGGCAAGGGTGAGAACTGATGGCCGCCCTGCGGCAGGATGAGCTGCGGCGGCTGGCGGCGCGGTACGACAGCCAGCTGGCGACGCTCGAGCGCCGGTACCTGCGCGAGCTCCTGAGTGAGCTGCGCGTGGCGCGGGCGGCGATTCACGAGAAGCTGCTGCAGGCCGACATCGCCGCATACGAAACGTGGCGGCTAACCGCGCTCGAGTACGACATCGACCGCATCATCGCCGCCGCGCAATGGCGCGTCGTGCGCGCGGTGCAGGACCACGTGGCCCAATCCGCGGCCGCGGGCGACCGGTACGCCGTCGCCGCGCTGGGGCTGGGTGGCACCGTGGCGGGCAGTTTCGGGGTGGTCAACGCCGGGGCGCTGGCGCACCTCGTGAGTTACCAGTACGGGCTCATCAGGGGCATCACCGACCAGGTCAGGAACGAGATCAAGCGCCAACTCTTGCAGGGCGTGCTGCAGGGCGAGTCGATCCCAAAGATCGCCCAGCGCCTGGTCAAGGGGACGGCGCTCGAGCGCGGGGTGTGGCCGACGGTCGAGACGCGCGCCGAGGTCATCGCGCGCACAGAGACGATCAGGGCCTACGCCCAGGCCGCTCGGTGGCAGTATCAGCGTTACGGCGTCAAAAGGGTGGTGTGGCTCACCGGGCGGGACGAGCGGGTGTGCGAGTGGTGCGCGCCGCTCGACGGCCAGCTCTTCCCGGTCGACGCGCTACCAGGCGGCGGGCCGCCTCTCCACCCGCAGTGCCGGTGCATGGTCGCGCCGGACATTGCCGAGTCGGAGGACGAGGCGCGGGCGCGGGACGACGAGGCGGCGACGAACCTCAAGCAGGCCCAGGAGAGATTCAAGGCCAAGAAGGGGGCGCGCAAGTGAGTCGGCAGCTGAAGCTACCGCTCGTCGAGGCGATGAGCTACGAGGACCGGCGCGCCGCGATTTATGCGGCTCTTTCGAGCGCTGACAGCAAGTTTTCGCCCGAGATCGTTGAGACCCACGACGACTACGTCATCGTGCACGACTGGCAGTCGGAGCCGCAGCGCCACTACCGCATCGCTTACACCGTCGCCGAGGACGATTCAATCACGCTCGGCGAGCGCGTTGAAGTCGAGGTGACCTATAAGCCCGTCACCCAGGAGGCGGCACGGGGCCTCGCCGCTGGCGGCGACCTCGACGTGCTGCGCGAGGTCACGCGCCTGACCGAGGCGACCGCGGCTGACGCCGACGGCAAGGTGTGGCGGGTGACCATCATCCGGCCAGGTTGGTCCGAGAACAACCGCTACTACAGCCGGGACGTCCTGGCGGGCGCGGCGCGCCTCGTCGAGGGCGCCAAGGCCTACGCTGACCACCCCACCGAGACCGAGCTGCGCGAGCGCCCCGAGCGGAGCGTGCGCGACATCGTCGGCCACTACTCCGGCGCGCGCCAGGAGGGCGACGGCCGCGTGACCGCCGACCTGCACGTGCTGGAGTCGGCGGCCTGGCTCAAGGCGATCCTGCGCGAGGCGCCGCGCCTCGTCGGCATCTCGATCAACGCGCTGGGCAAGACCAGCAGCGGCATCGCCGAGGGACGCAGCGGCGTCCTGGTCGACGCCATCGGGCGCATCCAGGGGGCCGATGTTGTTACGGAACCGGCGGCGGGCGGGTCCATCGACCGCCTCGTCGCTAGCAAGAGAAGGGAGACTGAGGACGTGGAGTTCAAGGACATCACGCTCGAGGCCCTGCGTCAGAACCGGCCCGACCTGGTCAAGGTGGTCGGGGAGCAGGTGCTCAAGGAGGCGCGACCGGCGGCGGAGGAGGCCGTGAAGCCCTTGCGCGAGGCACTGGAGGCGGCGCAAAAGACGAACGCCGCACTCGGCGCCCGGGTCGTGCAGCTCGAGGCGCGCGACATCGTCAGCGCCCGCCTGGGTAAGTCGAACCTGCCCGAGGCGGCCAGGGCGCGGGTGCGCCAGCTCGTCGAGGCCTCGACGCCGCTTAAGGCGGATGGGGCACTCGACGTCGAGGCGTTGGACAAGCAGCTGGGCGGGGCCATCATCGCTGAGCAGGAGTACATCAAGCAGGTCGGCGGGTCGGCGGTGCGCGGCGCGGGGGCGGGGGACGTCACCCCTGGCGCAGTCGTGACCGAGGCGGCGACCAAGGCGGAAGCGGCACTCGATGCGGCCTTTGGCATCCAGGCGCCGGCGGCGGTCGCCGCCAAGTAGGTCCGTCATCGAGGTTGAGCACAAGCACCCGGGAGGTGAGCAGTTGTGGCAACGAACCATGTTCAAGATGGCCAATACCTGCGCCTGGTCGTCACGGCCGATCCCGAGTTGGCGCCCGTGGCCTCCGGCGATCCCGTCGCCGTCGGCCAGATCGCCGGCGTGGCGCTCGTCGACAGCGACGCCGCCGGTGAGTCGACCGTCGATACCGCGGGCGTCTACGAACTCGCGGTCGAGGGCGTCAACGGTGAGGCCGACTCGGCCGTGGCGATCGGCGATGCCCTTTACTACGTCGCCCTCGGCGATCCACCGCTCTCGAAGACGTCGACCGGCGTGCTCTTTGGGCACGCCCTGGGGACCGTCGCAGAGGGCGCGACCGCGACCATCGCGGTCAAGTTGAAGTAGCGGCCCGAGTCCGACGCGACTATCAGTTCAGGGGGTGAACCGGGTGCGCGAGAAATTGAGGAGCGCCGCCGAAACGCTCCTGCGCTTCGCCGAGGCGGTGGAGCGCCGGGGCCTGCGGGCTGGCTACGAGGTGCTGGCCGAGGCCGAGACCACGAGCGATTTCCCAATCCTCCTTTCGAACGAGATTGGGAAGGTCCTTCAGCAGGCGTATCGCGCGGTGCCTGACGAGTGGCAGCGCGTCACGCAGCAGGTCGACGTCCCCGACTTCAAGGAGCGCAAGGCGGTCAGGATCAGCGAGGCCGAGGATCTCCTGCCCATTGCGGAAATGGGCGAGTACATCGATTCGACCCTCTCCGAGTCGGCGGAGGGCTATCGGGTCGGCAAGTTCGGCCGCGAGTTCGGCGTTTCTTGGGAAACGATCGTCAACGACGACCTCAGGGCCATCATCCGTCAGCCGGAGCGGTTCGGGCGCGCGGCGGCGGCGCTGGTCAACGCCCTGACGTGGAGCATCCTGGCCAATGGCCACGACGAGACGTTGGTGCCGATGTACGACGGCAAGGCGCTATTCAGCGCCGACCACGGGAACCTCATCGACGACGCGCTCTCGGAGACCGGGATGCAGGCCGCCCTGGCGGCCATCCGCCGCCAGACCGACGACAAGGGGCGGCCGATCACGTTTCCTGGGCGTTTCACGCTCGTGGTTCCAGTGGAGCTGCAGTTCCCAGCGCGCAAGATCCTCGAATCCGTTGCGTCCACCATCTCGGCCGGCAACTCCGGTATCATCAACCCGGCCCAGGGCGTGGCGGACCTGATCTTGGTGCCCTGGCTCACGGACGCCAACGACTGGTACCTCATCGCGTCGCCGGCCGACATCGACACCATCTACGTCGCGTTTCTCTCCATCGTCGGTCGTTCGCCGCAGCTCTTCATCCAAGAGCCCGGCTGGCGCTTTGTCGGCGGCGGCGTGCCCGACGTCCGCCAGGGCGTTGGCCAGACCAGCGACGTCGCCAAGTACCGTGTCCGCCACGTCGTAGGCGTCAAGCCCATCGACTGGCGCGGGATGGTCAAGTCACAGGTCGGGGCGTAGCACGATGGCCATCACGCGGCGGCCGGTCAACCTGACCGAGGAGGCGCTGGTCGGGCAGCTCGAGGAGTCGAAACGGACGAACGAACTGCTGGGCCAGCTTGTCGAGGAGCAGCGCCAGAGCGCCCGGGTGACCGGCGAGCTGGTGGCGCTGCTCAAGAAGAGGGGGCGGGAGAATGTCGGACCTGGACCTGCTAAGGCAAAACGTCCGGGACCAGGAAGACCCGCCTCAGTTTCGTGATGAGATCCTGGCGGGGCTGCTGGCCAGGTACAGCGGTGACGTCAACTTGGCCAGCGCCCACGTATGGGTGTTGCGCGCCGGCGACGCGAGCTTAAGGAACTTCAGGTTCAACGTCGACGGCCGCAGCGTGGACAAGTCCATGACGGCCCAGGAGTGCCGGGAGCAGGCGGCGATGTTCCGCCAGATGGCCGCCGGCGCCGGCGAGGAGATCGTGGAGGTCGACTGGACCAACGCGTTTGACGTGTAGGGGGTGGGCGCCGTGTTGACCAGCGACGACGTCGATTACATCAGGGAGTGCCTGGCGGACGTCGCCGGTGACGTCGAGGCGCCCATCACCTACCGCACGTTCGAGGCGCGCGAGGCGGGCGACGCCGCCCTGGGCATCCCCGACGAGCTGACGTTTGAGGACGAGGAGACCGCCGCCTGCGTGCGCGAGCTCACCCTGCAGCAGGTCGCCCTGGCCGGCGGCAGGTACGAGCTTGGCGACATCGAGGCGACGATCAGGCGCGGGACGGCGCCGGCCTATGGCGACCGTTTGGCCTGGGGCGGCCGCGAGTTTGGGGTTGTCGAGGTCCGGGAGGTGCGGCTGGGCGCTGTGGTCGCCTGGCGGGTGAGGTGCAAGCGGCTGTGAGCGCCATCTTCGAGATCCGCGCGACCGGCTTCCAGGAAGCGCTGCAGCGCTTGCGGGCGGTGCCGCAGCTCGTGCGCGTCAACGCCGAGGCGGCCGTGGCGGCGACCGTCATGCAGGGCGCGCGTTGGATCATGGAGGATACGCCGGTCGACACCGGCCGGCTGCGGGCCTCGATAGGCGGCAACCTGGTGCCCAGTACCGAGGGGCGGGGCGGGGCGGCCGAAGGGCGGGGGCAGTCGGCCACCGAGCTGCGCGGGCTCACCGGCGTCATTGGCACCAACGTCGAGTACGCGGTGCACGTCGAGTACGGCCACGTCGCGCGGGGGCCGCGGCAGCTGACGGCCCGGCAGCGAGCTTACCTGTTCGCCGTGGGCATCCTGGTCCGCGGCCCTGGCGGCCGGGTGCTCCTCGGCGACATCAACCGGCGCATCAACAGGCGCGCCGGCATCACCTTCCGCGTCAAGGGCAAGGGCATGTTCAGAAAAAACATCCCGCGCATCCGGGAGTACTTCCTGGGCCGTATGAACCGGGCGGTGGCGGCGGCTGCGGCCGGCCAGACGCTGGGACTGGAGGGCTGAGGCATGGAGAACACCATGGTCACCATCGTCAAGTACTTGCAGGACAACCACGCCGCCCTCGGCCTGGCCGGCCCGGAGGACGTGCTCACCACCTCGCGGCCTACCCGCGACATGCCGGCGCTGTCCGTGACCGTCACGCCCCTGCGCACGATGCCCGCTGGCGGCCCCGGGCCGGCTGGGTTGTGGGTCGTGGCCGGCACCAGGGCCGAGCAGTTCCTGACCGTGCTCGAGCTCGAGTGCCGCCACCAGGGCGACGCGGCCGCAGGCGACGTGTACTGGAACACCGTCCGCCGGCTGCGCGACGCGGCGGAGACTCTGCTGGCGGGGCCGACGAAGGCCGGCCTTGGGATGGAGCGCAAGGACTGGACCGACCCTGAAGAGCCGGTCGTGGCCGGGCGCATCAGGTTCGAGTACCAGAGCGACGAGGCCTTGGACGACCCGGAGCGGCCGGCCGTGCGCTCGTGGTACCTGACCTACGAGGTACGCTGGTGGCGGCCCATCCCAGAGGCCGTCTGAGCGGAGGTGGTGACGTTGACCAGGCGCTGCAAGTGTGGCTTCGTGTTCAGATTCGCGCGCGAGCCCCGCCGCGCAGTCGAGGTGATCTGCCCGACGTGCGGCCGGCGCCAGAAGATGGCGCCGCGGCCGGCCACCAAGGGCGGCGGGGACCAGTCTGCCAAGAACCCGGAGGTGAAGGTCGATGCGGAAGCTTGAGCAGCTCAAGACGTGTGAGCTGGGCCTGATCTGCACTGCCGAGTGTTGGGGGCTCATCCCCGGCGTGCAAGATTTCGGGTACGAGCCGTCGGTTGAGATCACCGCCCACAGGAGCGGCATGGGCGCCGACGGCATCGTGGCCCTGACCGCCGCAACGGGCGGGGTCCAGGGCGGTTTCGACGTTGAGGGCGTAGAGAACGAGGACCTGGCGCTGCGCTACATCATGCGCAAGGCCGAGGCGGATTTCGTCGGCTTCGACATCAGCCAGGCGCGGTCGTTTTTCATCTACAGCAACGTGAAGGATGAGGACGACAACCACATCCGCGGCCACTTCGTCCGCCTGGCCAGGCTGTCGAAGGTGCCGGGCAAGGTGGCGCCAGCGGCAAAGCGCCTCGACTTCCAGGCGGTGAAGGGTATCCCTTACAACAAGGCCGTCTACGCCGAGGCTTTCGAGGGCGCCGTAGAGCCGTTGACCGCCCTGACCTTGACCGAGACCGCCGTCAAGGACGAGACGGGGAGCTACGCGCTCCTCGTAATGCGCAACGGCGTGATCCTCGAGGAGACGACCGACTACACGGCCACGGCGACCGTCGTGACCCTGACCGTGGGGCTCGGGCTGACTGACAAGGCGGTCGTGGCATACTTGTACGACCCGGCGGCCGAGGAGTAAACCGCAGCCCGGGCGGTGGCGACCAGTGGCAAGCGAGGCGGGGAGGGGCTGCCCGCCCCTCCCCGGTGCCTAGCGAGATTTTGCGTGAAATATCGAGAGGAGGAAGCGGCGATGCCCAGGCCCGACGACGACACCGTTGCCCGTCGCACCGAAGAGTTCGCCTCCGGGACGTACCAGCCCGAGATCCCCGGCCTCGACGGCCTGATGTTCGTGGCCCTGACCCTGCGCGACCGCGGCGTCGCCAGCCGCGCGTACTCGGCGCGCCTCATGGAGCTGCACAAAGCTGGCGGGATGTACTCGCGGGCCCTCCTGGGCGAGGTCCTCCGCCAACGATGCGCGGAGGCCGGGATCGATCCCGTCTGCACGCAGCGCTGGCTCAAGGTCCTGCGTCGGCTGTTCGACCAAGCGGCCGACCTCGGGGCGCCCCCGCGGCTGACTGCGGCGGAGGTGGCTCGCCTGGCGCCCGAGGAGCGTGAGCAGCACCTGGTGGCCTTGGCCGAGTACAACGACCGCCTCGCGGCGCACATCGAGGGCGCGCTCACCGACGACGAGCGCCTGCTGCGCGACCAGGTGCGCCAGGTGGAGACGCTGGAGCGCGAGCTCGAGCGCTACACTTACGAGCATCACGCGCGTGCGCACCAGTACAACGTCGAGCTGCAGCTCGGCTGCCGGCGGGCGGACGCCCCGGAGCGGCCGTACTTCGCCGACGTGGCCGCGGTAGAGGCGCTGGCGGAGCGGAGCCCGGAGGTGCTGCGCCAGCTCTACGTCGCCTGGCGCGAGTGGCGGGAGGGGCGGCACCCGGATTTTTCCTCGCGTGCGTCCTGACGCCGGCTTGGCAGCGGCTCTGGGGCGCGGCGAGGGCGGCGGGGGCGCCGCCGTTCCCCGGCGCCGCGGCCGAGTGGTCGACGGACCAGCTGGGCCTCGTGCGCCTGACCCAGGAGGTCGAGCGCCTCGTACAGGCGCTGTCGTGGCGCCAGGTGGACGTGACCGAGTTCCTCGGCGCCCACGAGCGCGAGCTCGAGACGCACGAGGGGCTGAGACGGCTGGTCGAGTGGGCCGAGCGGCGCGACGGGGACGGAGCGGGTGCGGGCGGCGAGACGCCGGCTAGGGCGCCGGGCGAGTACGCCCAGGGGTGGCGGGCCGACCTGGCGGGGCGGCGGCAGGGTGCTACGGGGTAGGCGGCGCGGGCGGGGCGGGCGCCGGCGGTTCGGTGAACTGGCCCAGGGGCATGGCCGCGCGCGTCGCGGCGTCGAACCGCGAGCGGACGTGGCACTCCTTGCAGACCCACGTGGCGGTGTCCAGGGTCAGTTCCTCGGGGCGGGCGCACGCGGGGCAGGCCACCTTGGCGAACTCGGGGGCGGGGATGAAAAGCGAACGTACGCCTTCTACGATGTTCCATAGCAGTCCTATTCCCAGCAACGGCAGCCCCACGAAGGGCAAGAACGGTGACAGAATGCATCCCAAGCCGGCCGCGCCGATGCCGACTCCAGGGAATTTCTTGTTGGACATCCATTCGTCGCGTCTCAAGGCCTGACACCTCCTTCTTGGTATTTCGCAACTGAAAGGGGAGATCCTGCTGTGCCCGCCGATCAAGGGATCCGGCTGAATGTGAGCGCGGATGTCCAGCAGGTTGACGGCTTCACGACGGCGGTGGGCCGTCTGCAGACCAGTGCCGACGGCCTTTACCGAGTCCTGGGGCAGCTTGGCGTCATTTACGCGATGCAGCGCGCATTTGTCGCCCTCACTCGGTCTGGGAGCACAACGGAGTATGCCTTTGTGCGCCTGGCGGTGACCGCCGGCGAGAGCCGTACCAGTCTCGAGGCCCTCGCGCGGACGATGGTCGGTAGTATCTACGGCCCCCAGGCCATGGCCGCCGCGATGACAGACCTGGCCGTGGCCGGCGCCGACGTCCGCGAGATTTATGCCAGCCTCCCGGCCGCCATCGATTGGGCCACCGCCAGCGGCCAGGCGCTCGAGACGGCGACCGCCGGCCTGATCGACGTCGCGGAGGCGTTCGGGGTGGAGTTCGAGCAGGCGCAGGAGGTCGCCGACCTCTTCGCGGCCGCGATGCAGAGTTGCGACATCCGCGCCGCCGAGCTCGGCCCGGCCCTGGCGACGGTGGGGCCCGCCGCCCGCCTGGCTGGCCAGGACATGGCCGAAATGACGGCTGCCATGAGCGCGATGTCCAGCATCGGCATCGACGCCGTCAACGGCGCATCCGCGCTCAAATACGCCTTGATGGAGCTCAGCAACCCCAGCGAGCAGGCGCGCAAGTTGCTGGAGTCGCTGGGAATCGAGCTTCACGATAGCGCCGGCCGGTTGAAGCACTGGTCGGACCTGGTCGGCGAGTTCCAGGCCAAACTCGCCGGGTTGACCGACGAGGCGCGCTCGCAGGCGCTGATCACCATCCTGGGCCTGCGCGGCGTGCAGGCCATGGCGGCGTCGCTTGACGCCGGCTCCGAGTCTCTCCGCCAAATGGCAGGAGCGTTGGAGGTTGCGGACGGCGCCGCACTCAGGACAGCACAAACGATGCGCGGCACGTTCGCGGGAGCGACGCGACAGGCCGGGGCCAATCTTGAGCGACTGGCGGCTGCCGTGTTCAGCGACGTCGAGCCTGCGCTGACTGGTCTGCTGGGGCTCCTTAGCACGCTCATGGCGGGGTTCAACGCGCTTGAGCCGGCGGGCCGCGGCGCCATTGAACTCTTGGTCGGCGGTGCGGGATTGGCCGTGGCCTTAAAGATGGTGTATACAACGCTGAAGCAACTCCTGGCGACCCTTGGCATAGCTAGCGCAACATTGAAGGCCATCAGTTGGCCGGTGAGCATCGTTGCCGGCCTCATCACGGCCCTTCTGTACGCCAAGGGCGCCCAGGTCCAGGCCGCGCGCGCCGCCGAGGAGCACGACCGGTCGATCCTCGACCTCGCGAAGGCCTTGGAGAAGGCCGAGACCCGCCTGGCGGCGGCCAAGAAGGGCACCGACGAGTACAAGGCCGCCAGCGACGAGCTCCTCAAGGTCAAGCAGGACATCGCCACGCTGATGCCCGAGATGGCCACCGCGTTTGACACCGAGGGCAAGGCGGTCGACATCCTGGCGGACAAGTACCGCCAGCTCGCCGCCGAGGCCGAGGCGTCCATGCGCGCGCGGCTGCGTGACCAGATCGCGGCGGCGCGCGCGAAGCAGGTGCAGCTCGCGGAGGATGCCCGCCGCCTGCGTCGCGGCGACGTCGAGGGCGCGGGGGGACTGGGCGTCGACACCCCGGCCAAGATCGAGGCGCAGACCAAGGCAGCCCTGGAGCTCGAGCGCCAGGCGCGCGAGACGGCCGCCGAGGTCGAGCGCCTCTACGCCATCCTCGAGGGCCTCGGCGGCGGCGCGGCGCTTGAGGCGCGCTACGAGCGCATCCACCCGCCGCGCCCTCCTCGGGAAGTCCCTGGCGACAAAAACCCCTTCAGTGACCAGGAGAACGAGGCCATCGCCAAACAGATCGCCCTCTTCGACCACCTGGTGGCCATCGGCGACGCCCGCGTAGACACCCTGCGCGAGCAGCTCGACTGGCTGGGGCTCCTGCGCTTGGAGATGGGCACGTCCTGGGAGCTCGAAGAACTCATCGCCCAGAAGCGGCGCGAGTACGCCCAGCAGGGCAGCGACGCTTACAAAGAGTGGCTCCAGGCGATGGAGGAGGCCGACCTGGCCTTCGTCGACAAGCAGGTCGAGGCGGCGCGCCGCGGCCTCGGGGCCCGCATCGACGCCCTGCGCAAGGCATCGGCCGCGGAGCTCGCCATCCGCCAGGAGATCGAAAAGATCGACCGCCAGCTCGAGGCCGAGGATCGCCAGGAGCGCACGCGCGAGTTTGAGGCGTCGTTGGCCGACCTCCAGGCCGAGGTGGACAAAGTCCGCGCCGACTACGACCGCCAGATCGCGGCCGTCAAGGGCGAGCGCCAGGTGCGCATCGTGGCCGGCGAGCGGCGCCTGACCTGGGACGAGGGCCGGGTGGCCGAACTGGAGGCCGAGCGCGCCGAGCGTCTGGCCGAGATGGAGAAGCAGCGCCAAGACCTCGTGCGCGACCGCGAGCGCGAACTGCATCGCCAGCAGATGGAGGACCGCAAGACCGAACTCCAGGAGCGCCTTGAGCAGCTGCAGGCGGGCCGCGAGCGCGAGATCGAGCAGCTTGAGAAAAACTTGCAGGTCGTCGCTGACTACTGGGCGCGCCAGCGCGAGCTGACCCAGCTGGCGTACAAGCAGATTCTCCGCGATCTCGAGCTCAAGCAGGACGCCGAGCGCAAGATGTGGCTCGATCATTATGATGCGCTGCTTGGCGATTTCCGGCACTACCTCGCCGAGCGCCGGCGCCTCGCGGCAGAGGCAAATGCCGCCGCGGGCGCCGGCTCAACTGGTGGCGGCGGGGGCGGGACTGCAACGACCGGCTCGACCGCGGCGGCGCAGGGGGCCAGTAGCAGCGCCGGCGGGTCCGCGGGCGCCAGCGGTGCGGCGGCGGTCGCCGGGACCGCCAGCCGAGGCGGCCTAACCGTGATCCAGAATGTGACCGTGCACCTGCCGGCGGCGACCCCCGACACGCTGCGGCAGTGGGGCCTGGGCGAGGCAGATCGCCAGTTTCGCGCCCAGGGGTATTTCGACCGCGGCGGCGCGCGGCGATAGGGAGGAATAACGATGGCGCAGCTTTTCACCGGCACCGCAGTCAGCTTCCACGAGCGGCCTTACTCCCAAGCCGTGGCCGAGCCCGACGGCAGCAAGCTCTACATCCTCGCGTGGAACGGCTCGGTGGCCAAGCTCGCCACCAGCACGAACCACGGTGTGACCTGGCAGTTCGAGGATACGCCAATCACGGTGACCGGGTACGACCGGGGCGTCTCGCGCGGCCGCGACGGCAACGTCTGGGTCTGGTCCAGCCCGACCAAGGGCTACATCAACATCTGGCAGCGCACCGGCGCCGACCAGTACACGCTCGTCGTCGCCAACTACCAGTTCACAACCTACGCAAACGACGTCTACGGCATCCACGTACTCATAGCGTCCACCGGCGACATGCACCTGCTGTGGTGCGAGGCGCCGGGCGGGTCGCCGGCGTACACGTTCTATCACCGCAAACGGAACGGCGGGGCCTGGGGCTCGGCAACAGTCGTCTGGAGCGCCGACGCTGGCGGGTCAGGCAACAGCTGGAAGGGCAGGGTCCACGTTTGTATTGGCAAGGACAATATCGTCCACGCCGGCGGGGCGAAGTATGCCAACCCGGGATCGGCGTGGTTCTATTCGTACTATGACACCTCATGGCATGGCGGCTCCGTGCCCAGCGACACACTGGCGGGCAACGCACCAGCATTGTCCCTCGGTTGCATCGTCCCCGATGAGGCCACGGGCGACGTCTACTGGCTGCGGGTCTACAATGGCTCAACGTACACCGTGGGTCTCTACCGCCGCCAGCCAGGGCAGGCGTGGGCGAAGCTGGCCACCCTGACCGATGTGGCCGACGTGGCGGGGCTCGCCGGCCTGTGCTGGCACCGACGCCGCGGCGAACTCGCCGTCATCTACCAGCGCTCGGATACCGGTGCGGTCGCGCTGCGCTGGTGGCGCGGTGGCGCGCTCACGGCGCACCGTACCCTGAACTCCGAGACGCCGCGCACCGACGGCGGCGCCATCATCCCCGACACGCAGTGGGATATCGTCATCGCGTACAACAAGACGGCCACGTTCATCGCCATCGCCGACACGTACGTGGTGTCGGTCGCCCCGACGGTGTCGGTGACGGCGCCGGCGGGCACGGAGGCCGATCCGGCAGTGCTCAGCAACGTGATCTCGCTCATGGCTCTGTCCGGCGTTTACTCCAGCGACGTCGTTCCCATGGCATCGAGGCGTCATCGTGTCTTCGACGAGGACGACAACCCCATTTGGGACTCGGGCATCATCGCCGCCAGCGCGCCGACGGGCGGCTCGGTGGTGGTAGCGGTGCCCGCGGGGGTGCTGAAATACGGTCAGGTCTACTGGTGGCAGTGGTGGGCGCAGGACACGGCCGGGTACGAGTCGGCCTGGTCGTCAGCCGGCTGGTTCTTGGGCGAGGTGACGGCGCCGGCGATGACGCTAACGCCCGAGGCCGCCCAGGCGCGCATCCGCGTCGACGCCATCCTGGCGGCCGAGTGCCTGGCGGGCTTTCGGGTCTACCGCGGTCTAACCGCGGGTGGGCTCGTGCGGCACAATCTACTCCTGGTGCCGGCGGTCGAGGTGCGTCGCAACCTCCTCGCGCGCGAGGAGAGCGACCTCGAGGCCGGCATCAACGGGTGGATCAGCAACCACTCGACCGTCTCGATCGCGCACGATGTCACCTCGGCGTGGCAGGGCTGTGGCTCGCTGAAAGTGACGTGCTCCGATGTCGTGAACTTCCACGGCGTGCGCGGGACGCTGCATGACGTGCAACCCGGGCGCCGGTACGTCGGCAGCGCTTGGGTCACCGGGGTCGGCCACGTGCGCATAGGTCTAAGGACGCCAGCAGGGCCCTGGATTTCCATTCAGAACCAGCCGCTTGTTCTGAATGGCCAGTACCAGGCGACATACGTTGCCGGAACCATCCCCGAGGGCATCACGCAAGTGGGGGTGGATGTTGTCCAGTACGAAACGGCCTCGCCGGCCGTCTTCTGGGTCGACGGTGTTCAGCTCGAGCAGTTGGACGCCGGCGGCCCCGACGACTGGCTTCCTGGCGGCGTGGCCGAACTCGCCGGCGAGTTCCTCGACGACGTCGCCGCCTGCGGCCAGGCGTACTACTACGCCGCCAGCGCCGTCGCCGACGACGGGTACGAGTCGGCCCTCTGCGCTGCCGCCCAGGCGTCGGTTACGTTCGTGGGCACCTGGCTCGACGACCTCAGACTGCCGGTGGCCCCGACCGGGTTCGAGGTCCAGGAGGAGTTCACAGGCTCCATTGCCCCAGCCCTGGGGCGGCCTTACCCGGTCGTCTTCCGCCGCCAGGCGGGGCGGCGGCTGTACCTCGCCGGGACATGCCTGGACAAGGCGGACAAGGACGCCCTGGCGGCCATCCTGCGCGCGCCGGGGCCGCACCGCTACGTCGACCCTCTGGGCGAGGCCTTGCGCGTCGAGGTCGCGGCGCCGGTGCGGTTCTCGCAAGTGCGGCCATACGACCCCGACCAGCTCATCTACAGTTGGTCGGCTGAACTGGTGGAGGTGTTCTAGGATGCAGGCAGTGTCGACGGAGTTTCAGGACTACGTCCAGGCGCCGGGCACGAAGCAGTTCCTGATCAAGGCCGAGATCTGGTCGGCCGACGAGAGCGAACTGCTGCTTGAAATCGACGACATCAACTGGAACAGCGACGGCCTGGCCCCGGTGAAGGCGACGGCCCGCAGCTGCAGTATCGGCGCCGACCGCGCCGCCGAGTGCCGGCGCACGTGCACGCTCGTCATCAACAACGAGCAGGGGTGGCTTTCCCCTGACGATGCCGCGCCGGCGGATTGGCCGTTCGCCGAAAACAACGTCCTGAAGGTTTGGGAGGGCTACCGGCTGCCGAGCGGCGCTGACGAGCTCCTGCCCGTCTTCTGGGGGCTCCTGGACCCGGCGGCGGTGCCCGTGGAGACGAGCTCGGAAAGCGCGATCACCGTCGTGGCGAGGTCGGTCGAGAAGCGCCTGGCGCAGCAGAAGTTCGCCGACACGACGGTCTACGTGGACAACCCCAGCGAGTCGGCAAACTACGCCTCGCCCGCCCAGGGCGCCAGCGCCACAGCAAGCTCGTCGCTGGCCGCGGGGCAGCCCCTGCAGCCGGGCGCCCGCGTGACGGCGCGGGCCTACGCCACCGTCCTCGGCCAGAAGGCGGCGGTGGCGGCGCCGGCCTCGTGCCGCCTGGCCCTCGACGGCTCGACGGGCACGGCCCTGGAGCACAGTTACGTCGCCGTGGGCCTGACTGCGCTCGAGCTCGTCCTGCTCGTCGACTTGCGGTGTGTCGAGTCGGTGCAGTCCCTGACGCCGCGGCTGGGCGAGGGCACGACGGCCACCAGCCTGCGGACCTCGAGCGACGGCCTGACGTGGACCGAGCGCGACCCGGCCGGCATGGGTGCGGCGTCGTTCCGGTTCGGCGAGCTCACGGTGGAGGCGCCGGCGGCCGGCGGACAAGCCACCGTCGTCATCCAGGAGGTCGAGGTCCTCGCCGGGGCCGCCTACCCGGCCTCCAATGCCATCGACGGCGACTCCGCGACCACCTGGCGGCCGGCGCCCGGCGACCTCGACCGCACCCTGGCGATCGCGTTTGGCACCGCTCGCACGTTTAACGTCGTTTACCTCTCCTGGGGAGCAACGCTGGTCGACCAGGACAACCTCGTGACGTACCAGGTCCTCAACGGCGGCACCGGCGCCGTGCTCGTCGACCAGGCGGAGCCGGTGTGCGGCCTGGTCGAGCACGTGGTTGGGGCGACCTGCTCTTCGATCCAGGTCCACGTCCTGACGGCGGCGGGCCTGGTGGCCCTGCGCCACGTCGAGGTCCTGCAGGTTACCGCTACCAACACGGTCAGCTACCTGCTCGGTGACCTGGCGGCCCAGGCGGGCATCGCCCGCCAAGACATCCAGCCCAGCCGCCTCTACCGCGCGAATTTGACGTGCCAGCTTGGCGAGTCCTACATCCAGCACGCGCGCGACATCGCCGCCGCGGCCGCCTGGGAGCTTTACGGCGACCCCGAGGGCTACCTGGTGGCGCGGCCGGCGCCGGGAAACCCGACGGACGTTGCCGCCCGGTACGAGGCCGGCGCGGCCAACCTCATCGGCGGCTTCGCGCGCGAGCCTGGCAGCCAGGCCGTGTTCAACCACGTCGTGGTATTGGCCAAGCTGCCGGGGCAGACCGTCCGCGGCGAGGCCCAGGACAGCTCCGCCGGGTCGCCAACGTGCACCCAGCGTCTCGGCGACCGCGTGCTGGTCGTCGAGGACCCGGGCTGCGACACCCAGCGCAAGGCCGACGCACGGGCGCTCGTCGAGCTGTGGCGTAACTGCCAGTGGCGGAGCGCGGTCTCGTTCTCGGCGGTGGCCAACCCCGCGCACGAGGCCGGCGACGTACTCGAGGTGGTGGAGGGCACGACCCGGGTCGCGGGGCTGTACGTTCTAGAGTCGTTCGAGTTGTCGATGACGCCGGCGGAGTTCAGCATGAGCTGCCGCTGCGCGCCGCTGGGGGTGTAGCGGGTGAGTGACGTGACGCAGATGGAGGCGGTGGCGCGGCAGGTCGCGCGTGGAGGGGCGCGCCTCGACATCGCCGTGGTGGCGTCGGTGGTCGGGACCTCGGCACGGCTGTACCTCGACGGCTCGACCGCGGCGGCCAGCGAGGCCGTGCCGTGCCTGGCGCACTATACGCCGGCGGCCGGCCACCGCGTGCTGGTGGCGTTCCAGGCCGGCCGGCCGCTGGCGGTGCTGGGCAAGTTCTGAGGCGGTGCTTGCCGGCAGGCTCATTTCGCGTGAAATATCGGGCGAGGCAGGGCGGGAGGAGGGAGCGGGGTGGAACTCGGGGACCTCATTAACCTGGTCGGCAATATCGGCGTGGGCGGTGTGGTGGCCTTGATCGTGGTGCTGCGCCTGGAGCCCGGCATGGCCAAGCTGGCGGAGGTGGTCCAGCACCTGACCATCATCGTCGCCCGTGTATCGGGCCAGGACTACGACGAAGTCGTTAGGGAGTTTGGCGTCAACGGGGGGAAGCGGCGGCGATGAAGATCACCGGCTTCTGGGACGACAAGGACGGGTTGACCGTGTCCGACGCCATCGCCCTCCTGATGGCCGTGGTCGCTGCCTGCCTGTGGCTGGGGGTCTACAGCAAGTTCCGCGGCGCCGGGCTGGAGGAAACCGACATCGAGTTTGCCCGGCAGGTGCTGATGCCGCTGACGCTGGGCCTGATGGGCGCGGTCAGCGCGCTCAGGGCCCTGAAGTTGCCCGTCCGCCTCAAGCGGACGGCGGGCAGGAACGGGGGGAATGATGATGCCGCAGCCACCGGGTAA